CATGTCGCTACTTCCTCAGGGCCAGGAAGAGGACCAATCCCGCGCCGCCTATCAGCATCAGGCCCATAGGTGAGCTTAGCAGACCCATTGCGCCCACCGGACGCGCGCTCACCGATTGGCTCGGGGTCATGGCGGGAGAGGTCACGGCGGTATCGGTAGCGGGCACCGGCGCGGCAGTACTGATTCGGCTCATGCCGTATGCCAGCGTGAGAGATTGTGCCAGATCGTTCCAGCCGCCCCGCAGCAGACCCCCGGTCTGGTCGGCAGGGTTTGACGGTGCCGCACCGCCGGCCGCGGCCGTCGGCGCCTTCGTGAATGCGTTGTTACCACCCATGATGCGATTCTCCCAGCAGGCGGCCTTGCACCAGGCCGCCTACCGTTGTTGTTACGTTACAGGTTGAGCAGGCTGTCGAGGTATTCGACCACCATGAACCCGGACGATGCGCCGGAGAAGGTGGCCCGCCATTCGATAGACCGCGCGTCCCTGGTGTCGAGCGCCTCGCCAATGTGGCCCGGTCCTACGAAATCAACGTGGAATACGTTTGTCTGTGGCGTGCGCCCGTACCGCGTGGCTTGCTCGTTGGCGTCCGCCAAAGTCTGATCGTAAACGTCTACGCCGTCCTGCTTGACAACCACTCGCGTTACCGCGGATGAGAATAGGTGCGCCCGCTTGATGATGGCCCCACTCACCGGTCCGAACGGCACCGCAATAACCAGATCGCCGCCCGCCGACACGTTGAAGGGGTACCTGAGGATTTTGCTGATTAGGCCAGCATATGGAGTGGGCTGGCCCGCCGCGTCGCGCTGCACGGCCGATTCCGTGAGCACCGATCGCAGGGTCGGCGCGGTTGCGGCGCCGATGTCGACTTCTACGGTCAGATTCTCGACGCCGATTGAGGTGTCGAAGCCGCCCACCTCCTGCGCGAATTCGCCTTCCATCCGATAGTCCGCGAAGGGGAGCGCGAGAGTGTTGGCACCGACCACGCCGCCGCGGTAGGCCATGATGGCGTCCAGCTGCGCGCCTGATCCCTCGATGACCGTTTTGCCGTTTGCGCGCACGCGCACGGCGCTAATGTGGGTTGCCTTGGTAAACGTCGTGCCGCCGAGCTGCAACGTGATCTCTTCAATGGTGCGGCCCGGGGTTACCGCTTGGGACGTCGTGACGTTCGCGGCAACGCCGAAAAACGGCAGGCCCTGACGGCGAAGTTTTCCGACTGACATGTGTGCTCCTTAAACGTAGTCTTTGACCACGGGAATTTGTTTGGCCGCGGCTATCGCGCCGATCGAGATGGCGGCCGTCTTCAGGGTGGCATTGGGCGCCCACTTGTAGGCGGCCCACACGGCCGCGCCCACGATGCCGAGTCGGACGAGGGGGTTGGAAAGCATGGTTTCAGGCTCCTGTTGAGAGAAAAAGGGCGCGGCCCTTTCGAGTCGCGCCCCGAAAATCCCCCGGGAGGCACGGGGGCACAAGAGGCGCAATCCGTTACGGAAGGGCGCCGCGTTCCAGGCGGCCCGTGAGCAGGTCGCGTTCGATCCATTGTCCTGGGGTCAGGCGCATCAGCTCATCGTCCGGCACGCCCAGGAGCGCCGCCATCACTCGCACGTCCGTGGCCCAATTGAGTCTGAAGCAGCGCACCCGCGAGGCGTTGCCCAGAAAGCTTTTGTCGACCGTGGCCGGCCGCTGCGTGGCCGCCAGGACGGTTAAGCCCTTGTGCCGGCCGCTGCGTGAGATCCGCGCCCAGGCGGCCGGGGCATGGCTCGCCGTGGTCACGTCGGCTAGCTCCTCCACGATCACCCACAGGTCACCGGTTTTCCCGCCCACGGCATACGCGCCGCCGCAAAAGGCCTCGAACAGCTTCCCCCACTGTCCCGGCCCGCCTGGGGGCACGTAGCGGGCCCGGTACCCGCGGGCCGACGCCTCAAACGTCGCCGCCAGCGTGGCCATGCGCGGCGCGAGGTCTCCGTATTCGTCCATGGGGTCCCAGATCACCAGCCGGCGCGGCCGGCCCTTCTCTACGGCCGCTCGGATGGATCGGGACTTGCCCGAGCCGGACGCGCCGATGAAGGCGAGAATAGCCGCCTGCCGCTTGACTCCCGGCCCGGCGGCGGCGGCCTTTCGGGGTTTCGCTGGTGCTGCTGGCGGTCCAGGTACAAGCCCCAGATTTTCACCGTGACCGCCAGCAGCAACGCGAGACCGATCCAGACCCACAGGGTCACTTCCCACGCCAGAACGGCGCGGCCTCACAGGACGCCCGGCGGCCGTAGCACGTCCGCCTCGGTTGCCTGCGCCTGGATCGGCGCGGGTTTCTCGGCTTCTATGGCGGCCGGCGACGCGGCGTGCTCGCGGTCCTTCGCCTTCCGCTGCTCGGCTTCGGCTGCGCGGCGCATGCGCTCGAGGTCGCGCCGCACGGCCTCGCGCGTTTCCCACGCCAGCGTCATCACGGCCGCTGCCGCGGGCAGGTACACGCCGGCAGACCCGGTTGGCAGGCGGATTCCGAGGCGTTCCAGCGCCGGTGCCACCGCCGCCGCTGTCGCCGTGCACCGGACTTCGGTGTAGATGGCTGCTAGGCTCGGAAACACGATGGATGCGCCCTGCCCGGCCACGATCAGGATGGACGCCAGCTCGTCCGCCTGGGACGGCGGCGGCGGCGGCAGCGGTCCGACTGCGCCCTCTGGGATCGGTTGGCCGATGGCGGCGGCCTCGCGGTCCGCCGCCGCCAGCTCCGCGGCAACGCTTGCCGGTATCGCCCCGGCGGATTGGTTCGGATCCATCAGCTTTCCTCCAGCAGCGTGCCCACGCGCTTGGGCCGCGCGGGTTCGGGTTTCGGCTCGGGTGCGGGCCCCGGCGCCGGTGGTTTCGCGGCGGGTGCGGGCCCGGCCACGGGGCGCATGCGGGCGCGGATCCGAGCGTCCTGTTCTGCGGTTCGCGCGAACATTTGACAGCCGCAGTCGGGGCACCACCAGTAGGCGCGGCTGTTGCGGTCCTCCCGCACTTCGGCATCCGCGAAACCGCACTCGCCGCAGGCAATCAGCCCTTGCAAGGGTTTTCGAGGCATCAGTTTCTGCCCTCCAGCTCATCGACCATACGGCGCAGCAGCAGCAGCAGGCCCGGCACCAGGCGGCCCAAGGGCAGCGCCGTTGAGGTCAGGTATCCCGGTGCTTCCGCCCAGGCCCTTTCCAGTTCTACCAGCATGTCGCTGGGGCTGGACTCCCCCTGTTTTAGGTTTGGCACTGTGCGCCCTCCGCTCGATCCGGGGGGCCCCCGGGCGGCCCTCCGGGGTCTGGTCGACACCGCGCCCAGGTCGCGGCCGTACAGTTATTTCCACGGGTCCAAGGAACCCCAAAACCCCCGCGCGGCTGGCGCCGTCGCAGCTCCCACCGATGCGGCCGCGTGACCGTGACGCGCTCGAACACCGACACGCCCACCACCCGGGGTGCCGATTCCTCGCCGTACGCATTCAGCCGCCCCGCTTCCCTAACGGAATGCGGCCGCACCGGCCGGTCACGCCGGCGCGCGCAGGGTCCGCCCTGGGCCCACACGTAGGCCCGCCACACGCCGGAATCTGCGGCCTCCCAGGCCCGGAACAGCGCAGGTTCGGCCGGCGCCTCGCGCAGCCGGCGCAGCTCGCGCCATACGCCCACCGGCGGCCCGCCTACCTGCTGGAATTGCCGGATGCCCCACGTGCTCGCCCATGCCCGCACCCGCTGCGCCGTGCTGTCGGCCGGGGCGGCCGCTTCCTGGTCCTCGCCCACCCGGTGCCCGTCCACGTTTTTGGCCAGGTACTTGGCCATGTAGCCGGTGGCCGTGCCCATCGATGGGTCCGCCCTCTTGACGGTGCACCGGTGCAGCTCGGCGCCCGCCTCGTCGCCGTCCACGGACAGCGCCAGCAGGCGTAGCCGCGCCTCGATCCGGTCCGCATCCTCCGGGGCGCAGAACAGCAGAAGGTGCCAATGCGGGCACCCATCGTGGTGCGGCTCGGCCACGCGCAACCCGTACACTGGGGCGCGCGCGCGCCCGCTCCACGCCCGGAAACGGGCCCACAGGGCGCGGAGGTGCGCTTGTGCCTGTCGGGGGTCGGTGCCGTTCCATCGAGGGTTCTCCGTGCCGTCCTGGTGCCGCGCGTGCATCCTCGATGGGCACGTCCAGGTCACAAACAACGACACGTGGCCCAGGTCCGTGGCGACTTCCTCGAAGCCCCGGGTTCTCGTCATCAGCTCGCCGCGGCGGATGGACGGCTCGGCCACGGTGCCGGCCACCGCCTCGTCCAGCGGAACCACTTCGCCGGTGTCCAGGTTCACGGCCTCCATGGCCGCCAGGAATCCCTCCGCTCGCCGCTGCCGCTGGTCCCACCGCGCGTATGCATCGTCGGACAGGTACACGCCGGCCCGCCGATGCACCGCGCCCAGCTCGCGGGCCCAGGCTTCCAGGTACCGCGCCACGTGGGCCCGGAGCTGGCGCCGCCACCAGCTCGCCGAGGTGGCCCGCGCGCACAGGCCCGCCAGGGTCATGGCCGGCGGCGCCGGGATGCGCCAGCGCGCGAACAGCTCGACCAGCTGCCCGCGCACGTGCTCCGCCGTGCACAGGGTTGCGCGAGAGAGCATGCGCGCCGTCTCGTCCGCCCTTGCCTGGGCCGTTTCCCGGAGCGATTCCTCGGATTCCATCGCCTGCGCCTGTCCGGTGGCGAGCAGGTCTCGCACGTCCTGGGCCCACAGGTTGGCATCCCGCCGCGAACGGGTGGCCCAGAGGGATTCATAGCGGGCCCGGATCAGGTGGCGCAGTCGCGCCGGCACGGCCCGGAAGCAGCTCCGCACCATCGGCGCATCGTATGGGTCCGCAAGCGTGATGCCGTAGGGGCCCGGGGTGGGCTGGTAAAGGTAGCTGGCCGGCGCGGTTACGTGCATGGCGCCTGCCTCGGAAGCTCCGCCGTCCGAACAGAAATGTCCAGCGCCTTCACTTTGATCGAGCTTGTGGCACCAGCTGGATGCGGCCGGCGCGTTCTAGCGCCACGAGGGAATCGAAGCCGCGCGCGATCACCCGGATTTCCTCGCGCAGCTCCGGCGGCAGATCCGACCATTGCCCCTGTGCGTAGCTGCGCCGGTTACCGGCAGGCACGCCCGCGAAGTACAGGAGGTTGTCCCGGTCCTGGGCCGTCACTTCGTTTCGCCACTTCCAATGCCAGGGATCGGGTACCGTGGCGCCCAGGATGCGGCGAATCTCGGCCAAGGCGGATGCGGCCGGGGTCATGCTCCGTCTTCCATCACCATTACGGCGGCGGCCATGTCCAGCCGGTAGCCGAGGCCGCGCACGTCCTCAAGCTGCTTGCGCTGCTCTTCGGCCAGCGCGGGCCGGAAACCGTCGTAGATATCGGCGAGCTCTTCGGCGTCGTCGGCCAGCCGGCGCAGCCCTTCAACGATCAGGGCGCGTTCCTTCGTGGTGAGTCTCTTCATGGGTTGCCTCCACATGTTGGCGCCCGGCGCAACCCGGGGTGGAGGCAACCACCCCAGGGGCCGGGCACGCAAAATCTACCACCTGGGGCCTTGTAGTTCAAGCGGATTCTCGTCGGCGCGGCGGCGCCCGTGATCGTGCCCCGCCCGCGCGGTCTCGTGATCGCTCAGTCGATCATGCGCGCGCCGTATCTCTGACCACATCCAGCGCATTTCCATTCGCATCGCGGCCCACGTGGCGGCGGCAGAAACTACACCGGTCCCCACAATCTCTGGCAATACGTCGACCGGCATCATTGCTCCCGGGCCCGCTCCGGCAGGAAAATTGCCGCCAGACCTGCCAGCCCTGCGCCAATCTGCACCACCGCTTCTCCGATGCCCACCGGCACGCCGAAGACCGCCAGCAGTGCCGCTAGCGCCGCGTACGTGGATGGTTCTCTGAACCGCTTCAGTATCTTCATTTTCACAGTCCCCATGCAAAGGTAAACCTATCTCCCGTTTCCAATTTCCGCCACGTCGCTGGGCCGATAATCCCGTCCGCTGCCAGCCCGTTGCGCGTTTGAAAAATTTTGACGGCGCGGCTGGTAATCTCACCGAAAACGCCATCGGCCGTTATCCCGAGGCGGCGCTGCACTTCGGTTACCAGCGGCCCTCTGTCGCCTTGTCGTAGGGTTGGCCTCACGGCTGCCGCGCCCACGGTGCGGGTATTGCTCGCCGCGGGCCCGCCCTGGGTCTTTCCGCTGCCTGCTACTCGGTTTGCGCTCCACTTCAAGAAATCCGTGGCCGGACAGTACAGGCTTGCATCCCACGTGTTTCCGGCTGCCTTCGCGGCTTCGCAACGGGTGGCATTCGTGGCTGGGATTCCCACCACCGCGCCAGCGCCCACCACCGCGCCGGTGGCCACGCCGCCGGCAGCGCTCGCCGCTGCCTGCCCGACGCCCTGGCCAATGATCTCGGCCACGCCGCGCGGGTCTCCCGCGGCTTTGCGCGTCATGGCGTAGCCGATTGCTACCACGGCCGCGCCCAGGCCCGCCCACGTCACCCATCCCCCCGGCAGAGTCGGTAACTTCATCTCGTCATTCCTCCGTTGCTGCGATACACGGCCAGCAGCTCGGCCGCGCTCTTTTCAGGTTGTCCGTAGCCCGCGCCTGGCAACGACGCCCATTCTCGGCGGATCAGCTCTACCGCCTGTGCGAATGCGCCGCGCTCCACCGCCGGCAGCGCGCCGCGCCGTCGGATCAGCTCCACCGCTGCGATGTCCTGGGAGCGTGCCCCGAAATCGCGTAGTCCCAAAGAGCGTAGGCTGTCCCATGTCCGCGCGAGTATTTGATACGCACCGGCCGCCGTGGAGGTCAACGGCCGCCCGCGCGATAGCCGCGTAACCCACTGCCGCGGATGATCGGCTAGATCCTCGAACAACCCGCCGCCGAACAACATTCGGTATCCGCTTTGGCCGCTTGTGCCCTCGGCATGTCGGATGGTGGCCAGCATTGCAAGCACGTTCGGGTTTTTCAAAGCTCGTTCGAGTTCGACCAGGCGGCCGGGGGCGGCTGGTGCGTCGGGGGCGCGTTGTGCGTCCATGTCCGTGGAGACTGCCCGGAGGATCGGTTGCCGCTGAAAAAAGAGCAGCAGCCCCGCCGCAGCCGCACCGGCCCCTACGGCGAGCGCTGCTTTCAACGGCGGATGACCTTTCGGCGGATGCGGCCTTCTTTTTCAGTGAGTTGCATGTACGTGAGTGGCATGTACCTGTTCCTATAGCAACGTATACAGGCAGGATCGGCGTGCACTGCCCGTGTTTTCTGCGTTTGCCGCGAAAAACCATAGCCCCTGCCCTGGGGGTACAAATACCGGCATCTGTAGCGAAGCTGATTCTCCAGTTGATGAGCCGTTGTTGAACTGCGAATCCGCCGACAGCAGAACTGACCCATCCGCAAAAGACGCGGGAGCAGATCCCGATTTTGCGATCAGCGCTATCCCTGGCCACCCGGAAAGGGTTTGGCTCGCCATTCTGGCGGCCCACACGATTGCGCCCGCGGTGTTTGACGCCGGCGCGAATACTTGCACTGACCCGTTTGCTGCTAGCGTTGTCTGAGACGCGAAGCTCGCGCCGTAGCGAATGAGTGCAGTTGGGTTGGCTTTTATGACAACTGACATATTTATCTCCGCGAGATCGCTCGGCGCAGCAGTTGCCCCGCTGCGCTCGAGATGGCAGACCAGGATGCCTGGCTTCCTCGGTCTATCATTACTGTGTCGCCGGGGTCCAGTCGTATCGGTGCGCCTGCGGCGGTGCCCGTGCCAGACGTGAGAAATATGGGGGCTGTGTTTGACGTGTCAGACTGGAAGATAACTTCTCGCGTTGCTGCGTTTGCAGCCACTGCCGATACTAGAGTGGTTCCTACCGTGACAACGGTTTGTTGCTCGACCACGTTACCGTCAGCTGGTGTTGAGGTCACGTCGCCTTGCGAGCGGTCGTATCCGCCCCGGCCGTCGCTGACAAAAAACCTCACGGTCTGTGCCGTGTCACTGTCGATTTCGATGGCAGCGAATCCGCGCTCGGGCATGCTGTAGTAGCCCGCGTCCACGTTGCGCGCTTCGTATGTGCCACCACGATCCTGATACAGTCGAACGTTGACACCGGTTCCTACCATGAGGCGGAAATACGCTGCCGGTATCTCGAATCGTGCGACCACGCCCGCCGCGAGCGGCGCATTAATGTTTCTCATCCGTTATTTCCTCCGCACTAGCAGCGCTGCTAGCACCGCGCCACCGCCGATGATTAACAGTGTCATGGTTCTTTCCGTAATCTGTCCTGCCGCTTGCGCCTGGGTCCGCGTGACGGTCTGTTCCGCCGCGGTCAGTACGCGATCCAGGCTTTCTCCCGCGAGCGCGTCTCTTCTGGCTGCGTAGTCGAATGCAGCCCGCACTACGTCATCGGATAGGCTCTCGATCACGTTTCCGCTTCCTTGCACCGCGAGCTTGTCCCCGGTCACCAGGTCAGCCCCGGCGCGAATGACGGTTGCGCCCTCGCCAGCCGCGATTCGATTGTCTGTGGTGCTGTAACTTGTAGTCGTCGCGGATGATGAACTGGAGCGGCCGCCGAACCAACAGAGAGCCCACTCCCACGGCGCGACGATTGCCCACAAGATGCGGATCACTGGGTCGCCTTCACGAACTTGCGCAGGATCACGCCATGCACGCCCCAGCCGGCGCGCGTCAATTTTCGCACCAGGCCGCCTCGGCGGGTATGGCACGAGATGAGGTCCGCGCCCAGCAAGTGGGCGCGGTGCTCAAGGTCGGCATTGATGGCCGCGGTCATATCACCACCGCGCACATCGCCTGCGGCCGCCCACACGTGCAGGTCTCGGCGGGTCGCGTTCCATGTCACCACGTAGGCGCCAACCAGCTCGCCCGCCTCGTCGCGCGCCGCCAGCAGGGGCAGGCCGGCCGCCATTATGTGTTGCACGGTTTCGCTGCCAGCCGTGGTGTCGTGCGCTTCAGCGCGCTTGAGCAGTTGCGCCGCTTCCGCTGTCCAGGGTTCGGGACAGAAAGCGATCACTTTCGGCGCCACAGGAATACCACCGCCACAACGCCGAGCACGATCCATGGGACCATTGAGGTCGAGGTCCGCCCGCCGCCGAAGTTCACCGTGAAATCGCTGGAAAAGCCGCTCGTGCCGCCCGCACTTGC